ACGAGCAGATAAAAACATTCTCCATCGCCAGTGGCACTGCAAAAACTACTCAATCAACGCAAATAACCGGAACAATTCATACATCATCGGCCGTTGCATTAGGAGGATCTGAAATGTTGACAGAACTTTACAACAGACAATCTAAATGGCAGGATACTACAATTCCATTTGTTATGCAAATAACTCCGTCAGCAGCAACACAACGATACAATACATTGTACTTTAAAAACATGAGATGTGAAATAAATATCACGAACCAAGCACCAACAACTTGTGAATTCGACATATATATAGTAACCAGAAAAAATAGTGAAAAAGTTTTCGCCGCTAGCGCGGCAGAAGCAGATTGGAGCGGAGGATTAACCGTAATGAACGCTGGTGGAGCAACATTAACTAAAGATTTCATCGGAACAAAACCTACTATGAGTAAACGTTTCAATCAGAACTGGAAAATACAAGGAAAATTCCTAGAAAAACTAAATGCAGGAGAAGAACGATGTCTAGTTTACAACGTCGCAGTAAATAGATTCTTGGACAGTGATCATTGGATCGGTTATGAAGGAGGAGTAAAAGGAATCTACCACGAAATATTCTGTGTGGCACGAGGACCAACAGCAGACGCATCAAATGCATTTACAGCAGGCTCTGTCGCGACTGCTAAAGTTAAAGTAGTAGGATTTTGCAGAACGATATACAGTACATACGCATGTAACGTGTTCTCTAAATTGCATTACGTGGCAACAGATATGACAACAGACAATAATAACCTGTTTGCTATAGCAGATGCAGCAGGAACAGTAGTTAATACAGAACAGACACTTAATTATGCTTAATAAATTATATTGTTTAAAAAACCACCCCAAAGATTTCGAGGCTTACTAACATAAAATAATGGGTTTTTTTCGTCAGAGCGCTCCGCACTCTTCCTTCTAAGTAAATATTAGCGGTTCGACGGGAACATCTGGAACAACTTGAACAACTTTAAATCGTCTAAGCAATGCATCGATTAATAATCTACATTTGAACAGGTGATCAATAGAGTATTGGGAAGTAACTATAATCGCATCAGGACGAATAAGTCGGGAACCTCCTTTCTTCTCAGCAATAAAAGGATAATGATCTGCCCAAATCTTCAAAAAGTGACCGATCCAAGAAGACTGATTTTCATCAACATCATCAAGTAAAACATGGGTTTGGTTAGTATAACCATCCCACCATTTATTAAGAGGTTTAGGATAAATTAAGGGGAACTGGGTTCTGACGCCCCTAGATTTTCCAGCACCAGAGGCTCCGATGAGCCATACTCCGCACGGTGTCTCAAGGGGCTCAAGGGGCGGGAGGGAATTAGATCGGATCCGTTCCAAATTTCCGATATATCTGACATAGATGTCCGCGGGGATCTGTTCAAATGTGCCCGCCTCAGCCATGGCACGGGCGTGCTCCCAGCGCTCGATCTCCCGACTCCCGGGATCCTTGGGGACGACTCCAAACTCTCGGGATTTTCCATCCTTTCTACAGTATTCGGCACATTGGTGGGGACGTCCATTGGCGGACTCCAAATGACATCCGGGGAGGATCTTACGGACAGCACTGAGGGACTTGGCGTTTCCAAACTGAATGTACCCCTGGAGATGTGGGGTGAAGGTCCCAGGTGCAATCTCTCGGCCGGCGATGCAGTAGTGGCATCCGAGTCCGTGAAGCCAGGTGTCCAAGGCGTCGTCATCATTTAAGGCGGGAGGGTAGTTATTGAAGGTAAAGCACCAGGAACGGGATCGTTTATTCATAAAACAGCGGGGAATGGCCTCGTTTATATACAAAATAGTTGTGGGGGGGGCAAAGAACACGTGTGTGGCTTTTTTTTTTTCTGAACACAAGATGAAAAAAAGAAAAAAGGGGTAAGTTACACTTACACAGGTGGTCTAGGTAATAATGTCTAGACCACCGAATGTGTTAGTAACACAGAACTTTGTCAAAACATTCCAAAATAAAGAATGTCATACGCATGGCCTGCAGCTGCCGCTGGAGTTGCGACTGGGGCTGCCTTATATCAAAAATACAAACGAAGGAAAACAGCACACAGCTGGGTACCAGCAGGTGCCCTGCTGAAGTCAAGACGCCCAACCAGGAAAACTCCATCCGGGGGAAGTGGAGGAGGTGGTTCGGGAGCTGGTCGCCGTTTGAAGGCTTCTCGCAAAATGAGGAACGCCCGTTCGAGAACGAAAAACAGAACGAAGCGCAAACGAAAGAGAAAGACACAAACGCTAGTGGGAGGTCAACGAGGCGCCGACGGCGGTTTCATATCGGTTTCATACAGGAGGCCGAAACGAAGCAAGATGGTTACATGGAGTAAACAACCGATGACCTACGAGCAGATAAAAACATTCTCCATCGCCAGTGGCACTGCAAAAACTACTCAATCAACGCAAATAACCGGAACAATTCATACATCATCGGCCGTTGCATTAGGAGGATCTGAAATGTTGAC